AACTCGCCACCGGGGAATATGTGGCGAGTTCTGAAACTATTTAACGCCAGTCATCTTGCGACAAGCCGCAGGTAAGGTGTAAACACCGTCCACAGCCTCAGCAACGACCAACTCGACCTGCAACTTAGACAAGACCTTGTCGGTATCGACAAACATAGTCTCGCCATCCTTAATCCAGTAATACCACATATCACCGAAATAAATTTCAGTAGTGTTGGCAGAACTTCCAAGGTTAGCAGGGATGTCAGCACTTTCGATAACAGGGCGACCAAATACTTTTTGGTCTCTCAAATCGAAAATCGGCACATTGTTGTCATCATTGATCGTCCTCAAAGCGGTTAAACCGAGAGAGGATGAAATAAAGACAGCGTTTTCGCGATACTGTTCTGGTAACAAGTAATACAATTTGACCATATCACTATAAGCCAAAGCAGTGCTTGCTTGAGCAATCGATGCGATAGATGCTAAACGCAAACCAGTTGGCTTGCTAGAACCGTCACCAGCAATGAAAGCAGTTTCCTCAGTGTTACGCAAAGCACGAGCACAGAGTTCGCCAATATAATTGATGATGTTGTAGGCAGATGTATTCAGCAACTTGCGAGGGATTAACACTCGAGCCGCCAAATAATAATCGACCAAATCCTTTTTACCGATAGTTGGGTTGCTCTCGGTAATCGTATCATTTTCTCCAACCCAGTAAGCAGTAACACCAGTGCCCTCAGTTGGTAACTGGAAATTTCCACTCATAGAGAATACAAATGCCAATTTTCTCATCTTGGCAATCTTGTCCTTAGCGGTCAAGATAAAGTTTGCGAGTTCAGTCGGGACAGTATAACCAAAAGAGTCATTGGTCGAATTGACAGCCTTGCGCTCAAGGTTGCCATTACAGACTTCCTTGATAAACTGGGCAGACTTTTCGATGTCTTCCTCTTTGGTATTGACCTTGACTTCCTCTCTCAAACCGTCTTTGAGCTCGGACAAAATCTCGCTTTTTAGAGTAGGAATTACTTCCTTAACGCTATCAGACATAATCTGCTTTAGCTCCTCCATTGTGACCTCTTTAATGTCAGGCATAGATTTTTAGTTAGTTTTTCGTAATCCTGAGCAAGTATTGACTTGCTTTAAGATTTTGTTTTGCTACATCTCTAATGCGGAGAATTGTTTTCCGGGTTGTGACACCCTCTCCCTCACTAGTATCGACCTTTAGTTTGAGAGCCTTTTGCTCTCGTTTAATTTGAATAAACTTTTTGTAATTATCGCTCATATTGAAAACTTTTTCAACCTCCACTCCCTCATCGTTCTTGATCGTCAATATGACAGTTCCGGATTTTAAATCAGTCTTTACTTTTTCAACCTTGTATCCGGACAATTCAAGGTTTTCCTTTTGTGTTTTTTCAATTCTCTCAAGGACACTCTTGCTATTCAATCCGAGATAGACATTATCATTCGGTTGAGTGATGGCCTCGTAATCATCTCCGATGCCTTTCAACAAATCAGAAACCTCAGCGATATGAGTTGAAAAATCAGCCGAGTTGGTAGTCGCCCTCAAATAGACATCATAAAACTTATACATAACATCGTCCATTTTGCTGAGCATTTTCCACTTTTTCATCTGGTCATCTCTGTCGACATTCAACTCATCCTCAATGATACCTTTTTCATCGACATCCTCATCAGACTTAACGCTAATGACTTCTGTTTCCGGGTTCATACCAGCCAAGACCGGAGACCATTCGTAGAGTTTCGCTTTTTTAATCACACGAACTCCGTCATCTCGCCACTCATCATCCTGAACTCTGAAACCGATTGAGAACTCATCAATCGTCCCGAACTTAACATCACTGTAAGCCTCCTTGCCTCTCTGAGTATCGAGGTTGAATTGACCCTTAATGTAAAGCCCCTTGCTGTCCTCACGAGCCTCAAGGGTTTTGGCGATTGGTAAATCCCAATTATGTGACCACACTCCCTTTGGAAACTTCTTGGCAAGACTCTCAGCAAACGCACCTTGCAAGATAATATCGCCACCCAAGTCAACATTATTAAAAATGGAAACATAAGCCTCGACAATTCCTTGCTCTCCGTCTGCCTTACTCTCAACTATTTTGAAAGCAACCGGGACATTTAATTTAATGTCAAATTTTGCCTCTTGTTTTTTACTCATATTGGTAGGAATAATCTTAAAATTATTTTGTTATGTTATTATAGCACAAAAAAACATTTATGGTAATAGCCAAAACTACCTCTTGCATTTTTTCTTTTTCTTTGGCTTTTCGCCCCGCTTTTTTTTAATTTCAGCAATTGATCGTGACATAAATTTATCTGTTTGATATAGGCGTAAAGTCGCACTTACAATTTGGATGCACAGGTATCTCTCCCCTGACACTACTGATTGACCATTTACTCCTTGACTTCTCATCACATAACGCACAAGAGCCGGGAGCTAGTAACCACTTAACCTCGTTAAATCCATAATAGTCATAAGTCTGTCGATGAGCCTCAGTGACACCACGAGCAACCTCAGTTCGAGCAATCATCTCAGCCCTATTCTTTGATGCGAAAGTAAACACCTCCTCAACCCTCTTTGATAAGTCTCCGACACTCTCTCCAGCCTCCACGCCCTCCCTCAAAGCATCATTGAAAGCATTGATAGTAGTATCACTGATTTGTTGTCCAATGTTCTGACTGACATCATCCAGCCACTCCCTGAGAAAATCCAAGTCAGCAATCACTGGCTCTCCGACTAATTCACTAGCCTGCCGGACTCCTCTCATAACAGTCTCATACATCAACGGGTTGATGACCTCGATCGTGGCTGTTAACTCGTAAGCGACATCGATGTCATACTCCTCAGCGACACCCTTTTTGCTTTTCTCAACCGCCTCGATAAATCTATCTTTTTGTTTTGTAAAGAATTTTTTAAACTCATCAATCCAAAGTTTCTCAAGCACTTCCTCCTCGGTCATTCTCGCTTTGTAGAATAAATCGACCTGCTCCTCACTCAATTGGAGTTTTTTTTTTCTTGTTTTTTTTCTACAATGCGAAAAGCCTTGATCGTAACATCATCAAGTTTTTTCAACGCAATATTAGTAACAGACTTGACCAAAGCATTGTTTTTGTAGTTCCTGCTGAGTATTCGCTTTTTGTAGTAATTTTCTTTTTTCAAAGATAGGCGACTCTGAATAGCCCGGGCACTTCCAATCTTGAGGATAGTATCCTCAGACTTTTGACTCTTACCTCCGACCATAGGCATCGATGACAAAGGCAAATAAATATAATCGCCACCGGACAAAGGCTCAAGACCCTTGCTGTCTCTGACCTCGTTGATAGTTTTCCACCTGTTGACCGATGACTCGTCTGCTCTGATAACCAACTCCTCGTCCTCTTTAGCCATAGGCTCGAAGTCCAACCACATCAACTCTCCTCCGTCAAACTTAGGCAATAAAAATTCGTTTAATTGTTCAAAAATCTCTGTAGCCATAGGCTCGAGAGTCCACTTAGCGAATTGATATTCTCCAGTTCTAGCAGATGCGAGGTTTACATCATCAAAAGTCAAAAGAGATTTTGGCACTCCGAAAATACCAGCAACCTCATCTCGATTGAATTTTCTGCCCTCGATAAATTCCATATCACGAGGAGGGATGATGTTTGGTTTAAACTTCATACCACCCTGCAAGATTTGTAGTTTGTAGGCATTATCAAAGCCGGCATACTTTGCACGGGCTTTTTTCTCCAGCCTCTTGATTTCGTCCTTGCTTATAGTTTCCTCAGTTTCAAGATAACCGCCCGGGACAGCACCATTGATAAGCAGGTTGTTATTAGTCTGAACGATATAGTCATCATTCTCAGCAGTCATCCTGACAGCCTCGATGATACCGATGCCCTTGTCGGGGTCTTTAGGATTATAATTTTTTAAAAAGATGACTTCACCGGGCAGAAAATCTTTTTTGTAAGTTCCGATTTCATAAGTGTATCCAGTAACTCGTCCGTCACTAGACCTCTTGACCTTGAAAAACTCAGGTCTCGCAATAAACATCATTTTAGGATTTCGTCCGTTCTTATCTCCACCCTCTAAAATCCAAGGGCTTGCACCAAGTAAATCACGATAGACAATGCTCAATTGTAAAAAATTGTATTTGGTCATTTCCGGATTGACCTTGTAAAGCAAATCCAAGATAGGATGCTCAAACACTTCAACTATTTTCTGACCCTGCATTTTGTAAAGATGAAAATCAATCCCAGCAATTCCCATTGAGCGCTTAGCAACGCAGGCATAAACCCAAGATTTGTAAAAATCCAAAGCATCATTTTTCGTGACAACGCTGGACATAATTCCGGAATTGTAGAAAAACGAAAATGGCACGCTCTTTCTCTCGTCACGATTGAAAATTTTATCAAGTAGCCACATAAGTTTTATTAGTAAATTTTGATAAATCTATTATAGCACAATTTATGCAAATCAACAATCAACTGTCAACATCGATAATGTCCAAGACCTTTTTAATCTTAACTTGAAAATACATTCTCATCATAACCATATCAGCAAAGTCCGGTGATCGTCCGATGTTCTCCTTGATGACTTCCTTGCCGACTAAAAAGACCCGACCGTCCTTGTCGAGGTCTCTCTGCTTAATCTGACCGAGTTCCTCGATAAAATCATCCTTGTCCTTGCTGTTAGCAAAAGCCTGCTCATCAATAGCAATCTCCCCAGCCTCTCCCAATTCCGCTAATTTAAAATAGCACTGAGTCTTGAGGTTTCCATAGTTAACAAAATACTCTCCCCTTGACTTTCTCCTTTGTTCCTGTTTTGACAGCACTGGACTCGAGCCATTAACAAAACCGACACAGCCACCGACTTGGTCCACTACACCTCCACCGACTCCGTCCTCATCGAGCACGACATTCGACCGCCTGATGCCCTCACGATCGCAGATGTCTTTGATAAATTTCGAGCTTTTTGTGGTATCTCTCCGGATTTCATCAGGTATCAATAAAACCTTGTATAGTCTCAGTCCTTTCCAAAGACCGAGGGGCATCTTGTCTCGACCCTTGCGACTAACATCTCCAGTCAAAAACTTCTCCTTGTCAGGCTTAGCCTTGTTGGTAAATAGGTCATTGATGACATCCATTTCAAATAAACAAGCAGGGTCATCATCATACTCCCAGTTGCCATTGAGCAAACGCTCCCTCGTGGCTTTATCCTTGATAGCCTCTAATTGCTTGATGTAGTGCCTTGAGATGAAAGGGTTATCACGAACCAAAGCACGGATGAAAGCCTTGCCAGCCTCAAGCACAGCCTCCCTCATCGGCTTGTAAAAGTAGGTATACACCCAGCCCTTGCTAGGGTTACAAGTTCCGAGGCATTTTGGTATCAAGTCAAACTCATCCAACTTAAACCTGATGCGAGAATTGACCACCTGCCAGCACTTAAATGTTATCTGATTGACCTCATCGATAAAAGCACCTGTTAACTCCAAAGACCCGAGGTCATCATAGTTAGGGTCACTCGGCTGATAAGCTAAATCCTTGAGCACTACTTCCGAGCCATTGGCAAACATAATATGCGAGTCAGCAACATAGACATAATGCACTCCCTGTTTATAGCCCCATTTACCGCAGACCTCAAAGAATGTTTTGAGGGTTGTTTCTTTCAATCTCTTTAATTTTTTACGCCCTAATAGCCAACGAGTTTCCGGATGTGTCGTTGCCATAACAATCAGCCACGCACAACCTAAAAAAGACTTAGCACCTCCAGCCCCACCTCCGAAAATAATCTCAGTGGTTTCAAGGTCTGTCAGTTTATCCCAAGCCTCTTTTTGTTTTTTGGTTTGTTGCCAGTGTGCCATAGTTATTTTTTTGTTTCCTCATCGGGGTCAAAAGTTGTAATCATCAATTTGATTGGTTTAGCATCCTTGTCCATTCCGATGCCAATCTTTGGTTTATACTTAGCGACTCGATGCGATAGGTAGAAACGAATTGAATGCCCGTCTTTTGCAATAATCTTTTGCTTGAGGTAATCCTCCACTATAACATCAAACCCGTCCTGTATATCATCAACAGCACGGGCAAAATCCTCGTCATTTTTATACCACTTATAAAATGTCACATTGCTAATCCTAGCCTTAGCGATTGCATTCGTGACTATACCAAAAGTTTTCTCCAACTCGATTAAAATCTTTGCTTTGCTCTCTGCCATTTTCTCAGCAACATAAGTAATGTCACGACCTTTAGAGTCAAGCCTTTTACTACTGTTAGTTTCGTTAATTCCGTCAACTGACTTCGATTGTTTTTTTTTGCTACTCTTAACAATAACCTTAGCAGGCTTTTTAATTATCTGAGGCTGTTTTTTTTTAATCTTTCCTTTTGGCTTTTGCATATAGTTTAAATCCGTTAAACAATCCGACAATTAAATTAGTGATGATCGTGATGATGATAGCCTCAAACAATCCAATGTCTATCCCTAGTAATAAACTGACAAACCATTTGCCTATTACTGCCTCTATGTAAATCAGGAATACTGTGAATATCGTGGCGGTAAGCCAAATTTTTCTGATTTGTTTTCCGACCTCCTTTTTTATTTTATTGTCAAACATATTTTTAAATCTTTTTATAGATAACATCATCGATGATTTTGTAGTCATTAAATATAACCTTGAGTCTTTGCATATCCTCAGGTAATCCAAGCCAACTAGCACATAGTTCATCAGAATAGTTAGACCATATTTTGCTTATTTGCAAATCGGTTAACTCCACCCCCTCATCGAGAAAAAACATCTTTATTTTTCTGATGTCCATTTTAACTTGTAAATCGTAATCTATCATAGTATTAAATGCCCTTGATAGGACAATGGACAACCGGATTGATTGACATATTGCCTCCCTGGGTTTTTCTTTTAATCTGAACGATTGACCTCCCCCACTTCTTTTGGAATAGAGTTGCCTGAGTCTCCTCTTTTTTCATATTCCGACCACTTGCACTTCATCCCTTTTTACTGATGTGAGCCGAGGCATAGTGATACTTATTGAACCGGAGAACTTTCCGGAATTTCCTGAGCACCTGAATTGAGTAATCGTAATCCTCTTTAAGTCCCAACCTCTCATCAAATCGAATGTCCTTGTCTTTGATGATGCCCATACAAGGTCCGAGAATAACCGAGGACAAAGACAGCGGGGAATATTCGCGATAAAACTTTTTATCACTTTGTAGATTGACTCCCCATAGTTTAGTCTTAGCATCCTCGGTCATCCTGAAATTGTTCTCAAATAGATTATAGACTTCCTGCTCAGTCATCAGATACAAAGCAAGGTTTTCATAATACCCAAATTGTTTGATGTCATCATCGAGCAATACGACCCGATCGTCTTTT